ACTGGTGGTACCGCTAAATTTAATTCATAGGCTATATCTGATGCTATTTTTTCTATTGCTGCTCGTGGATGTATAGGTGAACATACAACAGTAGGCTTTAAATATGCTGTTAATTCTTTTGTAGAATTAGTAACAAAATAGCCTCCTGCTTCACCAGGCAATTTAGAATAATCTGATGCCTTCAGTGTCCATGTATCTATACTAAAGAGTGAATCTCTCCATTCTTTTCTAACACCTATAAATGAGTCTGGTAATCGCAGTTATTGTTCCTTTGTTTTTTAGATATATAAAATATATATCTAAATGTATATTTTGTCAAGTGATATGATGTGACGAAGTTCGTTATAAATAAAAGACTTAAAAATGATAAAATTAATCTCTTTTTATGAATTGTGTTTTTTAATAGTTATTGAAATAACTCTATGCTTATTACAAATATAACTACCGACTCGGTTCCATTACCTTCTTTTAGAGACAAAATGTCAAAAAACTACCCCTTTCGCCCTTTGTAAATATCCTTTCCTGTCTTCAAGTCCATTGTAGCCGCCGTTGACTCTTAATGTAACTCCTTTTACATCATCCAAATCAGCCCATTTATTCAGCTTTCTTGTTTTCCAGAACCATCCCGCAGCTTCTGCGCTAAGCTCCGGCTCGTTGCCAATCCTTGCAGGATTTTCAGCCTTCGCAAAATCGATGTCCACATATTTTCCGAATGCAGTAATATTATTTCTGCCGGTTAGCTGGATTAACCCCTGCCCTTTATATTTCATGCCGTCACCGGGATAAATATTGCCGAGGTCTGCTCTTCCTTCATAAGCTTTGCCCGATGCAATCTCATGCGAGTATTTAAGGCTGCCTGATTCATGCCCGACCTGCGCAAGAAAATGACAGCGCCTGAGAAAAGTATTAATCTCATATTTTCTCATTACTGCATTAAGCGGTTCAAGATATTTTATAACATCAGAATGTTTTGCGCCTTTCATTATATATGCAAGCTGTTCTTCGGTTAAATCCTGGCTTGCATTTTCTTCGGGAATTTCGAATCCAAGCTCTTTGGCTTTTTCAAATGTTGCGGGGCCTGCAATGCCGTCTGCTTTTAATCCGTTATTATTCTGAAAAGTTATTGTGGCGGATTCGGTTTCTTTCCCGAAAATCCCGTCAGCAGAAATGTTAAGAAATTCCTGCCATGCTTTTACAAGCCTGCCTCTTGAATTTATTTTTATAGTCATTTTTCTAATTCAATATTTCACCCCTTCGGGGTTTTTTATTTATACAATTTGTTCTATAATAATATCACTCCTTCGGAGTTAAATTATTTTAATCTATTCTTCATAGCAGCCAGAAATGGCTCCATGCTTTGCACTCTTGTCTGTGTACAGCTTGCAAGGAATAATAATGTTATTTCCAATTTTGAATATCTATTAAAATTTTTCTTTAATAATGCCAATGCGTTTTTTTATCAGTTACCCCTTGTCTTAGATACAACTCGTCATTGCTCCCTGCTTCGCAGTCGTAACTCGTAACTGTTATTCAGTTACCCTCCGTAGGAGTCCTACGGACCTTGTCTTGATACGATTTCGTCATTAAAACAATTTGTATTCAACAGCAATCTTCAGATAAAACTTTTCTTTCCTCAACGGAATCCCGATTCCGCCGGATATCATTGCCTTATTCATTAAATCAAATTTAAACATTCCGGTTAAATCATAGAATGTTCCTTCTATTATAGTTTGTTTTGTAATTGCTTCATCATTAAACGCATATGCAGCAGTCAGTCCTCCGTAAAATCCTTTGAATACAATTAAAGCGTTTTCATCGTCTGTTTTATACAATTGCTCTTTGAGCGTTTTTATAACCTGTTCATTATTAATATTAATCATTGAATCATTTTTAATAATTTTGTTCTGATTGCTGATAATCGAATCCTGTAAACCGGCTTTTTGATTTAAAATCCGAACCGAATCCCTTGCTGCATCAAGCTTTTTGGATGTATAATAGAAAATATCCTGAAGCTCATCGAACGTTTGTGAATGAATTGGAACCACAGAGAAGCAAAGAAGCAAAGTTAGAAAAAATATTTTCATCTTTCACCTTCTTTCTCCCTGAGACGCTTTTCATACTCTGATTTTACCAGCTCTGATTTTTTCTCTTTGGATGCCCCGGTGTACTCATTAATCTTCTTTTGATAAACAGGCTTAACTGCGTGAAGCTGATTATCGGATTCCGAAACCCTTTCATATAAATTTTCATTTGTTAATTTAAGCTTTTCGTTTTCAACCGCGATTGAATTATTAATAACCGCAAGACTGTCAATTTTCCTCAGAGCTTCTGTATCTATTGATGATGAAGCGTGACGGTTCCATGAGTAAACAACAAATCCCGCTAAAGCTATCAGGGCAAATTTCAAAAAAGAATTTACCCAGAATTTTATTTTATCCATTTTTATTTATTGCTGATTCTGTTTTATTATTTGTACTTCTGTATTTCCACTCGCCTATGTTGCCGGCAGTAAATGATGTTACAAGCCATCCGAGGGCAAGCATTATGTTATCACTGCTGAGCTTATTCCACAAGCCCAGGAAAAACACAGCGGCGGTAACAAAATAAAACATTACCATTTTTCTGCTTAACAGCCTGTTTGCAGCCGTTTTAAATACCTCAGACCATTTCATAATAATTTCTCCTGTTTGTTTGATATTTCCGTTAATCTTTCATGTAAATTTTTTACTGTTACAGTAATTGTTTTCAGTCCAGTATTGACTTCAGCAATATTCTTGTTGATGTTATCTGAAGTGGAATGGATTGTTTCCTTCACTTCATCGAACCTGTCAAGATAATTTTTAACAATCTCATCAAGGCGCTTTTCAAGATTCGTGATGCGCTGGTCGCTTCGCTTAAGCCAGTATGCAAGCATTGCCGTAACAAGAAAAAACAGCGCCGAAATAATTGCTTCCAAATAATATGTTTGCATTTCTTTTTTTCCATTCCCGCCCGACTGCCTTCATTAGATTAAAAATTAAACTCAATTCATCAGGCAGGCGCAGGCGGGAATCTCCTGATAATTTTATAATTTCACCCCTTCGGGGTTTATTTGTTTTTGTAATTTTTCTATAATAATATCACTCCTTCGGAGTTAAGAGTTTATCTTCGTACTGGCAGCAAGGGGTAATAATATTATTGACATCCTGAATGTTTACAAAATTTTTCATTATTGAAAATTATTTGTATTTACTTCAGTTACCCCTTGTCTATGACTCAGTTCACAATAAAACTATTGTCCTTCGACTCCCTTTCGGCTCCGCTCAAGGCGAGCGCTCAGGACTGTTCAATTCGCAATAGCTCCCTGCTTCGCAGTCACGATTCACAATTCGCAATTGATTCTTCCTCCCATCCCAAATCTGTCTGCAGGTATTTGGTTGTGAATGTAAGCACCGGAAGCTTATGTCCCGGTGAGCTTGCTCCGCCTTTCAGCAAACCAAGCTCAAAGTTATCCATGCTTACAACCACCTCATATTGACGCAATGGTTTATCCGCCCTGGGAATAATATAAATTGTATCCCCGTTTTTAGCCGCAATCAGGACTTGTCTTATTGAAAGCAGAGCGGTTCCTGTTATGTACTGCGAGTAGTTCAGGGTAAAATGTATCCTGAAGCCCATAAGCTGTGTTTCAAACGAATAATCGCAAAACTCATGCGAGACTTTAAGCATTTCGTATGTCTCAATCAGCCCGTCTGTATTTGTCAGGGGCAGGTTTATATTGGTCGTGCTCCTGTCAATAGATTTAAGTATGCTGAAAGCCGGATTTTTATATCCGTTAATAATATTCATTGTTGTTTATTTTCGCTTATTTTAATTCAAAAAAATGTTTTATATTTGTTCAAATAATTTCAAAGCTATGAAATATTTAATTCTTCCTGTCATAATTCTGTCCATCGTGATTCTGAACTCGTGCAGAGATACTGTTACAACACCAACCGGCCCTATCCCTATACAAACGCTTGTTCTTTCTGTTGATTCCGTTTATATCACCGACCAGTCGGCTAACATGTTTTCTATTGATACTACTTTCCAAAACTGCTCAATTAAAAAATTCAGATTAAGCTTTACCGCTTCTACGAATGATACTGACGATAATGCTTTTCTTGGTGCATCTTTTACTGATAGTTTAAACAACATGATTTGGAGTTATGCACAAAATGGTAAATCTATTAATCTGATTTTCAGTAATGAAATTGTTTTAGAGTATCAAGAGAATGAAACAATTTCCTTTCATTTTAGTATGTGGTTCTCAGTATTCCATAATCCACCAGTTAAATGGCTAAAGCTTTTAAATTTCAAACTTTTTTCAATTACTTAACTCTACAGCATCTATATCAGCGAATAGGTTATTGACATCTATATTTGAAATTCTCTCAACTTCATATGTTATTCCATCGAACGTTATTAGAGTAAACAATTGTAGTTGAGTCAAATATTTTACTCGTAAGTTTTTTTTAATTTTATTTCCCGCAATTAAATATTTATATTCTTTACCAGATGTATTTGCAAGTAAAGTTCCTTGACCAGAATCAGCCCAATTCCCTGGAATGAACTCCCAAATATCTCTCACAAAAATTCTGCAATACATTGTTACTCCCGGTTTTAATATGCTTGGCAGTGAGCTAACCGCATACCTGTTATCCAAATCAATTGCGTACTCGTCTTTATGGTCTGATATTTCGCGCTCGATTGTAAATGTGTTCCCCGGCTGTCCTGTGAAATGAACAAGCATTGTATTCTTAACCGGCTGAGGGTTATGTCCCATGCCGTATTGTATTCCTCCCACAAGAAATGTATAGTTTGGTACCTCAAACCTTGTGTTGTATATTTCTTCATCATGGTTAAATATCATCCCGTCGCATGCAGTAATTGCATTCGATACTCCGTTGTAATCAAGCATCCATTCATGGCTTCTTATAAACACCCACTTGTTTGTCTGCGGCGGCAAAATGCCTTCGTTGTGTTCAATAATTTTTACATCGCATGTTCCTGTGCCTGCGGAACGCCAGAACATATTAAGCTTAAACTGAACCGGCTCGCCGTTAACATTATACTGGTATCCTTCCATCGTGTAAACAAATGCAAGCTGGTTGGATAGCTCGTTAAATGTTTTCCACCTGTTGAACGTTACCGTATCATTATTATTGTCACAAATATTATTCTGAATCAGGTATGATGCCTTTGGAGGAAAGCCGACTTTCTGCTCCATTGCAAGCTCATTATTAATATAAAGCTTGCTGTTTTCGCCGAAATGATAATTTATATACTCATCGAAGAACATATCCCCGGCTAATCTTCTCACCGGAAGGCTTTTATAATAATCCGCAAACTCGGATATAGGGTCAAGTACCTTAAACGTTACTGAATATTCATTTTTAGTTTTGGTTAACTGCCGCCTAAGCGATTCGTTTGCAATGAAACCTTCTATCACAAGCCCGTTGTGTAGAATTTTTATGTACAGCTTTGTGTTAAAACAATCCGAGAAAAATTCAGAGAGCGTATTTCCGTAAAACGAAAGCGTTGGGTCAAGGAATGAAAGCTTTATATCATAATCCGATGGCACGGGCTTAAATAAATCTTCGCGCGCAGACGTTTCTTTAACAGCATGCTGAAGAAAATCCATTGGCAGCTTATCCAGGATTAATGTATCTTCAAGAATATTGTTATGCGCCGTATCAAAAAAGTTATACAAAATCCCGTCACGGTTAGGTGAATATTTTATTATGTTAACAGTTGTGCTCATTATCCTGCAAGCGCTCCTTTTAAGCTTGAATCGGCTAAATATTCGGGATAATACCTGCTTAAGAATTTTACCGCCTTTGCTTTTTCTATTTCAGACTGGATGATAATTGTTCCGTTAAATCCCGTCTGTGAATTTCTTACTGCTCCTCCCGCTGCAAACCTGTTGAACAAATCTGCGTTCATGTTCCCGCCGTTAAGCTTTGAAAAAAAGCTGGAGCCGTAAGCTCTTACTGCATTTTTGTTCATCACAAATTCACCCGGAGTTAATATTGCATGAACCGAATCCCTGCTTCCCGTGCCGGGTACTATTCCCCCGCCTGCCCTTGCAAGCGCTGCAATTGCTCCGCCTCCCGGAATAAAAGAAAGAAGTGAGCTTATTAGATTGATTGTGTTTATAAGCTGAACAATCCCCTGTACAAACGTGAACGCAGTGCGGAATGCGTTAATCACCTGTGACGCTCCGCCTGAAATGAATGAATTTATCTGTTCTGCAATGGTAAGCGATTGCCTAAAAGCGTTAAGCACAGATGAGCCGTAATCATTCTGCTGCAATTCATATTTCGGGTTGTTCAGTTTTTCGTCTCTGGCAGATTTCCCCCGGACTGCCTTTGCTGTTTCCTTAAGAGCAGAGAGCCTTGATGCAAGCTTTGTAAACTCCGTATTGCCCTGCTCGCCTGCTTTTATCATCAGCAGCAAAGCCGCGCGAAGCTCCTTAGCTTCTTTTGTTACCGATTTTATTTGTTCTGCATTTAACATTTTTAAAAATATTTATTTTGCTTTTTCGACTGTTCCAAAATGTATTCTTCCTTTGCCGATTGTAGATTTTCGAATGCCGTCAGTTCCCAGAAATCCGTTTCAGTATGCTTTCCGCCTTCTTTTTTTGAGATTCCGTACGCCTTGCAGAGCGTGTGAATCATATATTCATACTGCATTTCATCAGGAATGTTGAAACAGGAAGGCAAAGCGAATTTTACTTTGAACGCTTCAGGGAACAAAGCTATCAGGCAGCCGATATAATTTTGCTCTTTCCTGTAATTATAAAAAAATCTTCTACCGCATCCCTTATCAGTGTAATTATATCTTCATCTTCAAAGTCCAGCTTGTCCAAAGGGCCTTCAAGTATCCTGTTCATAAACGGCTTCATAAATTTCACATCTGCAATCAGCTCAAGAAGAACAAACCCTTCGCAGTCATTGTATAATTTCATCAATGATAATGCCTTAGTGTCTTTCTCAAATTCCATTTCCGTTTCGTTCAGCTTCAGCATAATCTCATCAGCCCTGTTCCTTTCGGCTTCATCTTCGGAGCCTATTAGCTGAGATGCAGCAGTGCTGAGCTCGTTCACTTTTTCTTTGTAAAGATTTACCTCTGTCATATCTATATCTTTTGTGTATTCATGAACAAGCTTCCTGTATTTGATAAGCAAGGGAGCGGCATTTTTCAGAAGCTCAAGGTCATTATCCTTCAGCCTGAATTCCATTCCTTTGTAGTTGTATGTTTTCATAGTTTGTTTAGTTTTGTTATGTTTGTTTGTCATTCCCGCGTAGGCGGGAATCCATTTATTTTTTTTTCACTCTGCAAGGGGTAATAATGTTATTCAAGTTCTGAATGTTTACAGAATTTATTCTTTAATGATTACTATACGTTTTTATTTCAGTTACCCCTTGTCTCTGTTCAATTCACAATCCGCAATTCGCAATTATACAACTCCCGTTTCTATCATCACAAATTCCGTATCAGCAAGTATTACTATTGACCTGTCTGCTTTGATTTTGCAGTGAGGCAGCGCTGTGTTTATTGCTGCAATATTATCTCCGCTTATTGATATATCACTTGATGCGGCGATAGCGGTTGATTCGTACGGCATCGATTTTGTCCCGCCCGGGGATGCTACCTTCATCTGCGGTGTTACTTTAACAAGCTTAAATATCTCCTGGTGCTTTCCGCCTCTTATCCCCAGGTATTTATATTCAATGTATGTTTTGCCGCGGACAGTGAAGCAAAGAAAATCAACAATTGTTTTATTTACTTCCATCAGCACACCTGTTGTGTTGGCAGTGTATTCGTATGATGTCTGTCTTACAACTCCGTCTTCGCTCTTATATTCTTCCTTGCCTGCTTTCAGTTCTGATTCCGAGCTGGCTATGTGACCAAGATCAAGGCAGTTTGTTCCTTCTAAAAGATTTGTTACTATATGATAATCGGAACCCACTTCAACTATTGCGATTTTGTTTCCGCCTTTATCATTTATATCATTTGTGTTTACCGGCATTTTTTGTTCTCCTTTATTTCTGCTTAGTCAGAGTCCGCATCTGCGGATAAAAATTTAGATTCGTCTATTACACCTATGCTGAATTCTATTTTCGGCATTAAATAGCTGCCTGATTTATCCGTTTTATTCAGCCCTGTAATTTTTAAATTCTTTAAATCATACAGCGTAAGGTATTCGCTTATCACGGGGTCTTTAAAATTTAACGGCGCAATATCTTCGCTTACAATTAATTTCAATAACGAATAAAGGCAGTTATCAATAATTAATTTGTAATATTCAACAGGCTGTTTGCACAGCATAAACTGGAATTCAATTATTGCCTTAACACGCTTGAAGATTCCCGCATCTTCGAACTCGTCAGTGTTTTCAATTTCTTCCAGCTTGATTATATAAGTCCTGTCTTTTAAGCTTGCAGGAAGAAAGTTAACATCAAGGTTCACATCAACTTCATTTATGTTATCTTCGTTTGTAACCAGGGCGTTGTAAGCTTCTATTTTTAAGCCGAGCCAGCTTTTTATTAAATGGTATATCATCCTCTTGATATTTTTAATTCATTTGAATTTAGCGCTTCAGGAAATCCCTGAGCGTTTTCGTTATAAAAAAAAGTATTGTTTGCCCATAAGCCGTTGTATTTTTCTTCGAAAAGCTTTGCTTTAATCATGTAGCTGTCTTTTTCGCTCACAATCGAGTCTTCAAGAATTAACTGAAGCCATTTGTATGCGAAAAAAAGGTCATAAGTGGTTTCTGTTAAATAAGCTTTGCAGGTTACGGTGCCTGTTTCTGCTGATATTTTGAGCCTGTAATATTTCCGCAATTCGTTTAAAAGAAATGAAGAAGTAACCGGGGCTGTTAAATTTATTTTAATAAGTTCATCCCAGTTCACAAGGTCATTGCTGCCTTCAAGCGAGATGGAATTTCCTGTTCCCTTTGCATCCGCAATTTCATATACAAACCTTGCGCGCGAAAGCTTATCTTCATCCGAAGGCGGAGTTGTAATTTCTTCATTCAAAACTTCTGCGTTATTTGCAAGCAGCAATTCATTTTGAAGCATTACAGGTCTGTATCCTCTTGCAAGGAAATCATTTAAAACAACCTGTTCCGCTTTCTCTTTCTGTTTTGAATAATCCGTTTCGCCATGCCATAAATATTTTGCAAGCTCCGGAATAAATCCTTTTATGTATTCTTCTGTGATGTAGTTTTTCATTTTAACCTCACCCCCTGCCCCTCTCCAAAGGAGAAGGGAGTTGGTTTAATTTAGATTTATTATTTCTAACAATTCGAAATTGGATTGACAGTGATAGTACAAAAATTCATCATTCACTTGTAACTTATTATCGTCATTTGACATTTGTCATTCGTCATTGTTTCATCCTCACCCCCCAGCCCCCTCTCCTATGATACATGAGAGGAGAGGGGGAGAGAGTTTTTATTAATCTTGTTAATCTTTTTTAATCCTGCAAATCATGGTTCAAAATTATACTGTCTGGAAATTGCTGCCTACCCACCATCTCCAGTCGTTCACTTCCACGCCCCAGCGCGCAATCACAGTTGCCTTATAACCTTTGGTTTCCATGTCCTGCCAGAAATCAAATGTCAGCGGCATCCTGTCATACCAAACAAGCCCCATATTCTTTGCTCCGAGGAACCATGCATCAGGGTCAGTGAGATAATGCCACTCGATAGGAGTAATTAAATTCTGCGTGACATTAATATCATTGTTGTTGCTCCCGATGATTTTCTCGGTCTCAAGAATTGTTTTAGCCGTAAAGCGAAGTGAAGGCGGTATAAGCAAAGTATCCGGCATTACTGCAACTATCTCATTTCTGCTGTTCCTGTTGTTTTCTATAGTCATCAGGTTGTAAGCAGTCTGAAGGTTCGGTGAAGTTAATGCGAGGGCTAAGCCGTTATACTTTACTCCTGCACCGCCTTTATACAGCGGCCTGAGATTGTTGCTTAAGTTAAAGAAGGGCTTGTTATCAAAAATAAAATCGCCGGTCGGGTCATCAACAATTCCTGTAATTGTTGCATTAAAAATATCGCTCCCGTCAAGAAGTCCGCCTTCATTAAATATCCTCGCAGCGTACTGTTCCTTTGTCCTGATGTATGCATCGCCGTATGTTTTGGCAAAGTCGCGAACCATGTTTGCAACTTTTTCTTTAGGCGCATCTTCAACTGTTTCAAATGTGTATTCAACACCGTCTCCGAATGTACGGTTCTTTGTGTAGATGGTGAATCCTTCGAGCGGATTGGAGAAGACAATCTTTTCGCCCTCTTTCTTTTCGCTCAGCTTTCCCATCCCGATTGCGTTGGTTTTATTTTCAAATGCAGCATCCGAGGGTCTTACTTCAAATATTTTATCATAAACGCTCGGAACGTTTTCGTATGCCTCTATTCCGTAGAGGTACATATCTTTTTTTATAAGCTCTGTAAATTGATTTCTTGTTACTTCTGCCATTTTATATTATTGTTTAAAATTATTAGTTAATATTTTTTGTGTTTACCCCCCAACTCCGCAATTACATCCCCCCTTTATTTAAAGGGGGGACTAAGGGGGGTTTATAAATTATCATGAATATCCTGGTTCAAAATTTTACTCTTTTCCTCACCCCCAGCCCCCTCTCCTACGATCTGTGAGAGGAGAGGGGGAGTGAGTTTTATGCAAATCCTGTTAATCTTTTTTAATCCTTTAAATCCTGGTTCAAAATTATTTTGAAAGAACGGGGCTTTATGCTCTCAAGAAATGTTTTTTATTTTTTTTATTTGCTTTCTCTTTTGGGATTAAAGCCCGTTTTACTTTTTAATTCTGCAACAAGGGGTAGTATTGTTATTCCAATCCTGAATGTTTACAAAATATTTTCCTTGGTGAAAATCATTTGTATTTTCTTCAGTTACCCCTTGTCTTGGTTCAATTCGCAATTGAATCAGTCCGCCTGGAACTTCGAATAATTTATTCTCACTACTGCATCATTGGCTCCGCCGCGCTCGATTGTGGTGCCGGGTTTTTCAATTACCACAATATCATTTACGCCGGCTGCAAGATTTACAATCTGCGCTGTACCGTCATTCACGCCAATCAGGTCATATGCATTCCCTATGTTTTCCTGCGCAACCGCGCCTGATGCGGGTACAAGGTATCTTGCGTCCGGGTCTTTGACTACAAGTATTTTATCTTTCCCTGCAACTGACGAGCTTTCCCAAACTCCGTCATCTGTGCCTGCTCCCCTGCCTGCGGGTATAATCGCATATCCGTAAAGCACAACATCTGCTGTAAGTGCAAGCCGTATATGCCCGCTTGCGTCAAGAACTACAAAGTTTGCCGAATCATGTTTGAATTTTTGTGATGCTGCAACCGGCATTTCAACCGATTCCACGCTTGGAGTAATGCATCCGTATTTAATGCTTGCCATTGGCTTTAGCTTCCTTTCTTTGCTGCCTTTGTTTTTTAAATAAAATGTACATCTCGTGTGATAATCCCATTTGCTCTGCTTCAGCTTTTTCAGTTTCGTTCAGCTTCGTTTCGCCTTTATGTGAAGGTGTTCCTCCCGAATCAGTATCAACTGCGCCGGCAGGCAAAGCTATCTTTACGTAATGCCGAAGCTTTTCTATCGGGAGGTCTTTAGCAAATTCCTTCTGCGATACTGAAAGCTTTTTCATGAGCTCTGTCCTGTTCTGTGATTCAAGCTCATCATATTTATCTTTCCAAGCCTCGGCTTCCGTCAGCTTTTGCTTTGTTTCTTCAAGCTCAGTTTTTGCCTGCTCAAGAAGCTTTTCATTATCTTTGCTTCCCGCCCCGGAATTATCGTCTGTAAAAAGAATGTTAAAATTGTGTTTCATATATAAGTTTTTAAAAAATAAAAAAAGGGCAACCAATCTAATTGCGAATTGCGAATTCCGAATTTCGAATTGAGCTTTAACTCAACCGTCATTCGTCATTTGTCATTCGTAATTGTTTTAGTTGCCCTGAGTTCTTCAGTGACAAAAATTTTATTTTACGGTATTTCTAAAAAAAAGAACGTGAATAAAAATCACTTTACAAATCTAATATGCCGGTTTGCAGATGTCAAGTTTCTTAGGAAAATAATTTTATATTTTTTTATTAATGATGAACCGGCGATGATTTAAACACTCTTGTTACTGTATGCTCAATTGTTTTAACTTCGTTGTTCTGAATATTAATGTATATCCTTCCGTAGCCTGTATCCGCTAAAATTTGGCTTATCCGCTTCAGTATATCGGATATTATTTTTTCATCAGTCTTGTTTTGCATTTAGTTCATTTTATTAAATAATAATTATTTTCCAAATACCAATTGCACTGCTTCTTTAACCTGCTTGCGTGATTCGATTTTGATTCCTGTTAATGACCTCAGCAATTTTACATCGCGAGGTTTTTCCGCTGCTTCAACGATTTCAAAATCTATTTCATTTTTTTCACAGTAAGTTTTATAATGCTCGTAATCTCTTGTTGATGATGCCTTTATTCTTGCCTCCTGCATTATTTTAATCGTTTCTTCCTGTTCCTTGTTTCGTCTGTTTCTTACTGATTTAATAATGACCTTTAAGCTTTTACCTCTTTTTTTGAAATTATTCAGCTTTTCAATGCCCTGCCAGAAATCAATCAACTCCGCCGAATCCAGTTTTCTTTTTATATTATCCCATACCGCAAACCCTGTTTCTTCACCTGTTATTATTCCGATGTATAACATTTTAACCTCATAATTTTTGTAATATTTTACAGTTCATTTCCAGACCTCACCCCCTCCATTCCTCCCCCTGCCAGGGGGAGGTTAGATGGGGTTTTATTTACATGTGTGAATATTATTGTTCCTTTTCCAATCATTAAATCCTGTTTCAAAAATTATTCTTGTCCTCACCCCCTGCCCCCTCTCCTATGAACCATGAGAGAAGAGGGGGAGAGAGTATTTAATTAATCCTGCTAATCTTTTTTAATCCTGTAAATCCTGGTTTAAGCGTCCCTTCTCTTCAAGCCATTTTATAACATGCTCATCTTCTATATCGCCCAAACCCGGACTTCTGAACACATCCGTATCTTCCGATTCCGTTGTGCTGCCTGAAATGAATGCCCGCGTTACACATTTGTCTTCAACGTATTTCAGCATTTCATAAGGATTAAAATTCACCATCAGCCAGATTTTACCTTTATATATGTAAATTATGTACCTTTCCCCTGCCGGCTTTAATACCGGGAGCTTTCCTGCCTGATATTCAAGGAAACTGTACCCTATGAGCTGAATTTCACTATCCGTGAAGCTTTTAAACTCATATCTTCCGGTTTTGCCCTGATTTCCTGATACTGCCGTTTCCATCGCATTTTATTATGGATTATACAATCAGCTAATTTCAACACTCAAATATAATACATTTGAATAATACTTGTCAAGTCATTTTTAGCTGATTGTATAACTATTTTTTAACTGCCTGAATATGAGTGTGTTAGGAATTTATATCGAGACCTCACGGAACTATTCAAATAAATAATGTAATCCAATCATTTGGTATTATTTTTCTAAGAAATTTGCTTTTGTTTTTGGGCTGATATAAATTTGTTCCCGGTGTTGTCACTGAAGAACTCAGGGCAGCGAAACAATTACGAATTACGAATGACGAGTTACGGATTGAGTTAAAACTCAATTCGCAATTTAAAATGGCTCCCTGCCAGAGCAGTCGCAATTCGCAATTGAATTGGCTGCTCTTTTTTTGTTTTATGAATATTCAAAAATTAAATAAAGTGAAATGGAGGAAAAAAGTAACAGTATTTTAAATAAAGAACTGCTTAATGAATATTATTTAACAGAACGCTGGTTTAAGATTCCGGATAAAGCATTGAACCATCCAGTTCAAAAAAAGTTAGCTTCGGATTTATTATTGCACGGCTATTCCAATTACGTTATTGCAGCAGGCAGAAGAAGTTATAAAACAGAACGTTTCGGAAAACGCTTTCTTATTGTTGAGTGTCTTGAGCATCCCAATCATTATTATTATGCGGGCGCTCCCACTCGTATGCAGGCAAAGGAAATTCTTTGGAAAGACCTGAAACAGCTTGCTCCCCCATGGGCTGTTGAAAAATTTGAGGAGACTGCGCTTAAGATTTATTTCAATAACGGAACCGAGCTCCGCATCGTAGGCTTGCAGGAGTTTAAGCGCGTGCAGGGCAACCGCTGCAACGGGTTTTTAATTACCGAGTACCAGGACTGCGACCCTGCTTCATACAATGAATCCATTGAGCCGATGCTGAATGATACAGGCGGATGGTGCATCAAGGAAGGAAGACCATTCGGGAAAAATCATTTCTTCGATGATTACCTTAAGGGAATTCACAAAGAAAAAGGATGGGCTTCGTATCACTGGAAATCGGAAGACATACTTACCGCAGAGCAGATAGAGCGGGCTAAGCTGAACCTTGCCAAAGCAGATTATGAGCGTGAGTATGAAGCCAGCTTCGATACCGGAAGCCAGAGTCCGTATTACTCGTACAGCGCGCTTAACAACAGGCAATATGAGCTTAAAGAATATCTCCCGGTAATTGTTGCATGCGATTTTAATGCAACTGTTAAGCCGATGAGCTGGGTAACAGGCCAGCGTGTAAAAGAAAACAATGCGGATATAACTTACTGGACAGCTTCGCTTTCTTATCAGCATACAGGCACGCAGAAGATGTGTGAGCTTCTTGATGAGTACCTGCAGTCACTGCCGTTTTACCCGAAGCAGTTAATATTCTACGGTGATTATGCGGGGCGCAGGATGACAAGCAATTCTGATTATTCCGACTGGCAGATTATTGAAAACTATTTCAGAAATAAATGCAGGATAGAAACAAGGTTAAAGCCGTGCAGGTCTATCAAGGATTCGATAGCATCAACCAATGCGCAGCTTTGCAATGTATCAGGCGGAAGGAGGCAGTTTGTTAACCCTGAGCGCTGCAGGGAGCTTATCAAAGACTGGGAGTACTGCGAGTGGAAACCAAACGGCAAAGAGCTTGAAGATAAAGACGACCTGCGTACACATTGCTGCAGAGCGGTTGATTATTATAATGATTTTGAATTTTCAGTGAAAGAGAACAAGGCTGTACAATGGTAAATAATCAGTTACGAGTTTCAAGTTACGAGTTACGAATTATACGTCCTGAGCACCTGCCTGAATGCGAAAGCAGTCAGGGAGTCGAAGGACGAATAGTTTCAATGAAAATTTTTTCCTCTTCCCCCTTCCCCCTTCTCCTACGGTCAACTGATAGGAGAAGGGGGAGCAGTAAACATCTATTATTTGTTCCCCCTCTCCTCTCATGGATCATAGGAGAGGGGGCTAGGGGGTGAGGATATTAACAAACTTAACAAACTTACAAACACTATCATGATAGACACAAAAATAACTTACATTAAAAACCGTGAAGCCGAGAATATTCTGAGGATACAGCAGCAGGAAAAGCTTTACGATTATTATATTTCTGATGAAATAAAAATTCTTGAGCGTCTTGATGAAGCGCTTAAGATAACATTTGATGAGGAAGACATTGCGGAATTTCAGAAGGAATATATCAACATCACAAAAAAAGTAATTAACCAGCTTGCAATTGTTTACAAAGAGCCGGCAAAGCGTAACATACTCCTCAACGGAAAAAAAGATGAGAAGCTTACTTCAAATCTTCTTTCTGTTCTTCCGGCTAACATAAATACAATCGATAAAACCGCTCACAGGTATGCAAAGCTTTTTAATACATCATTAACGCGTATCACTTTCCGCAGCGGAAAGCTGTTGTATGATGTTCTACCTTCTCATCTATTCGATATTCAGGTTGATGATAATGATCCGTATTCGCTTCTTGAATTGAGCTACGATAAATACATCAGGAACGAAGACGGCGATGATGAGCTTTACACGGTGTTCTGGACAAAAGACAGGCATTATATGCGGCAGGTGCTTGAAGTCGGCGAGAAATATATTTACGGCGATGAAGTTCCGATAGGCAATAACAAAGAGCTTGTAAATCCGTACGGTGTAATTCCGTTTGCAGCAATGCGAATGGAAATGCAGGGAGATTTCTGGGGAACGGGTCAATGCGATTTGGCAAACGTAAACGAGCAGATAAATTTTCTGCTTACAGATTTAATCAACGGCGGAATAATAATGCAGAGCTGGGGCACACCGTTTATTGCAAACACAGGACTTGAGGAAAAGAAGAAGCGTCTGCGTTTCGGGCCCAAGCATCCGATTGCAGTAAAGCAGACCAATAGTGAGTTTCCTCCTGTCTTTGAATATAAAAATGCAAATCCTTTGGTTGATGAAGTGCGTGATACAATTGACTGGAAGATAAAGCTGATTGCATTGAGCAAAGGATTAAACCCAAATTCATTTCTTGCTGAAACAAAAGCAGCATCGGGTTACAGCAAGATAGTTGATTCACTCGAACAGCTTGAAATCCGCAGAGATGATATTGAGCCGTGCAGGATTTACGAAGAAGAAAGATTTAACATATCGCGTAATGTTTTAAATTATCACATGCAGTTCAGCGGAAACGAATCTGCAATGATACCTGCAGAAGCGGGCATGTCTGTTGATTTTGCCGAGATAGAAATTCCAAGAACAGCAGATGAGAAGATGAAAGAAAATGAATTTAAGCTTGCAAAAGGAATGACGAGTATAATTGAACTGATGAAAGAGCAGAATCCTGATTTAACAGATGAAGAAGCAGAAGAAAAAATAAAACGGAATTTGGAAATAAATAAAAGGTATGTGTAATGAGTAACTGATTTTCCTCCCCTCTCCTTTTAGGAGAGGGGGCTGGGGTGAAATCTTTGAAATTTTTGAACCAGGTTATAACAAAAGTCATAAAACTTAATACGTATCTAAGAATATGTTTATTGTTCTTTTTGTCTTGACACAAAAAGAACCAAAAAGGTCAAGACTAATAAAAATTGGCTGAAATTTGTTTTCGCTTGCTGCAAGAAAATAACTCGTCCGGCTGCTGCCGGACTCAAACAGATTTTCTTGCTTACGCTTCGCTCAAAAAATTTCTTTACGCCAATTTTTATAGGTCAGGGTTTTTCATTTTTAATTTTTACACCCCTCTCATTTTATGAGAGGCTTGCCTGACAAAATGTAATGCAAAGACACGTATAATTTGGCAGTCAGGGGTTAGGGTTAATTCAATGTTCATTTTTCGGTGGAAAGATTATTGCCATGAAAATATATTTGTTAAAACGTATAATTTATGTATATGAATAATTCTGTAAATCACATGCCCGCTGCGGCTGAAATGAAAAGAGCTTTATATTCAAAAGACTCGACCTATGACGGCATATTTTATGTTGCTGTAAAATCAACAAATATATTCTGCCGTCCTTCTTGTCCCGCTAAAAAACCATTGGAAAAGAATGTTTCTTTTTATCCATCTGCAAAAGAAGCATTGTTTGCCGGCTTCCGTCCATGCAAGAGATGCAAACCGCTGTCACTGAAAGGAAGCCATCCTGATTGGGTTAATAAGCTGTTCGAGATTGCAGATAACAGCGGAACCAAACGCGTCCATGATTACGACATCCGCAATGCCGGCATTGAACCTGCAAGGGCAAGAAGGTATTTTCTTAAAAACTACGGCATGACATATCACGCTTACTGCAGAAGCAGAAGGCTTGGCGAATCGCTTGCCGATATACGCGAAGGCGGAACGATTGATGACGCGGTATTTAATAAAGGATATGAATCACACAGCGGTTTCAGGGATGCGTTCTTCAGGATATTCGGAATGCCTCCGGGCAAAGCTGCGGGTAAAGATTGCATTTACACAAGTCTTACTGAAAGTCCGCTCGGCTCAATTATACTTGCTGCAACATCAAAGGCCTTATGTTTGGCGGAGTTTACCGACAGGCGGATGCTTGAGTACCAGGTTAAAACTTTGAAGAAATATTTCAAGACTGCAATTGTACCGGGCACAAATAAAATTATCGAAGATGCAATTAAACAGCTTAAAGAATATTTTGACGGCAAACGCAGTAAGTTTGAGCTGCCTCTTGATTTCCCCGGAACTGAATTCCAGGTTAAGGTTTGGAATGAGCTTCTTAAAATTCCTTACGGCAAAACTATCTCATACGAAGAGCTTGCAAATAAAACAGGACACCGCGGAGCATGCAGGGCAGTAGGCACAGCTAACGGAATGAACCGCATGGCAATAATTATCCCGTGCCACAGGGTTGTAAATAAAGGCGGAATGCTTGGCGGTT